GCCACCAACGTCAATCAGGGTAAAAACGCCTTGGGAGAGTTTGTAGGGCAGAGGGTGGGTCGGGATCAGGACAAGATAGACGGCCTGCAGTGGTCTTATCTGGATGCTGCCACTTGGGGAAGTATCCTGCGGGAATTTGACGAATTCGTAGTAACTGTCAAGTTTCCGGATATGAAGACAGGAGGCTGGAAAACAGAGCGGATGTATCCCGGAAATAGAACGGCCAAGGTCTGGGAAGAAGATGAAGACGGGCTTCCGACTATGTACAAGGACTGCAAGGTTAATCTGGTAGACTGCGGGGTGATTGAATAATGCAGGCAGCAAGCAGCAAATACAAAGAGGTTATGCGCCGCAAATGGCGCAATCCTCTATCCCATCTGCGTGTTACGATTGGTCTTATCAATCAGGAGGCACAGGCATCCGCATATATTCCAGATCCGGATGGGTATACTTATTTTTCCGATCTTAAGAAACCTATGGATAATTATAAGGTACAGGAGCTGGATGGTACCTGTGATGAGGATTATACGCAGGTGGATGGCTCCATGTACTTTCTGCCGCACGAGGCGGATGCAGTGGTTCTCAATCAGGGACTTGTGACGGAGAAGCTTCTGGGAGATATCGAGATCCGTTTTCCGGTTCAGTATGATATTAAGGGTCTGACGGTAGAGTTCGGGAAAGCATATCCGGTTGATTTTTCCATTGTGTCCGATCATCATACAGTAGAGGTAACAGACAATGCAGACGGCCATTATGTGACCGAGGAGATCTTCGAGGGAGCCACCTTCCTGCGGTTCTCCCCGACCCGGATGATTAACGGGCAGAGTCGGTTCCGGATCAACCAGATCACTATGGGGATTGGTATTTACTTTGACAGCCGCAAAATTCTGTCAGCCACGAAAAAAGAGCATATCAGTCCTATATCGGAGGAATTACCTACGATTGATTTTAGTTTGACGGTCAGTAATAAGGATAGGGCTTTTGATGTGGAGAACGATGAGAGCAGCGTTAACTTTTTTGAGTTGGGACAAGATATAGAGGCGCTGTACGGGCAGGAATTGGACGATGGAACCATAGAATGGATTCCAGTCATTAACCTGGCGCTGAAAGAGTGGTCTGCGGATGATGAGAAACTGAACCTGAGCGCATCCGACCGGTTTGACAGCATGGACGGTACCTATTACCGGGGACAGTATCATCCAGAAGGGATTAGTCTGTATAATCTGGCGGTTGATGTATTCACGGACGCCGGGGTGGATCCAAGGGAATATGGGGTTGATACCTATCTGAAAACCGTGATTGTAAGGAATCCCATCCCGGTTGTAGCCCACAAGGAAGCGCTCCAGCTGATCGCTAATGCAGGTCGCTGTATCCTGTATCAGGATCGGACAGGAAAAATATATCTGAAATCCAGCTTTGTGCCGGAGATGTCCGCATCATCAGAGGATGAGGCGTATTTTTCCCATGTCAGTACGATATTGAGTAAGGATGCAGGCACCCGTGATGAGTATGCACTGACAGGGCAGGATTATTCTACGGCGGGCGGCGCAGTGTATTTCCTCCCACGGCAGTCTGATGGAGGAACGTACCTCAATACAGGATATG